GTATCTCTGTCCCACCAGCCAGAAACTTAAAATCGTTGCCAGCGGCATCAAGTTGAATATCCCCGGCAGTGTCTATAATTAGATCACCTGTGTCATTGACGATGTAAGAGTTGGTGCCACCATGATACAGATTCAGATCTTCACCTGCGCCTATTGATAAACGACCCACTGCACTATCGCCCGTCAGATCATCCGCATCCGCATCCTGACCGATAGAAAGATTGCCATAACTTGCACTAAGATTAGTTAAAGCGTTTACAACGGCGGCTCCGCTACCTGCCCCGTCAAGGTAAACCATAGCCGTATTCCCGTTAGCTATCGTGACGTTCGCGCCAGATCCTTGACTTATTATGATATTATACGGACCGCTTGACCCACTATCGGTGGTAGCATTTTCAATAATGTGAACTCTACTAATATCGTCTGGAGCGATTGTAATTGTACAATCAGAGTCTAGAGCACCTGTGTACTTTATATACATGGACCTAACGGGGTCAGTTGATCCATCAGCCACTGTGCTCGTATGAGTATTGGCATTCGTGGTTATGGCTTCTGTACCAAACCCGAACGCTTCTGCAATAAGCTCAAGATTAGTGTTGGTTGTAGTTCCCCAAGTACCAGAACCATCGCCAGTACCTAGCTCATTAAGTCTTAAATCATTTACATAGGTGCTTGCCATTTTCTGTCTTCCTTACGCTGCTATGCTAGACCAGTTTGGTGTTTGTGAAGGAACAATCGGCCTGTAAAGTTTTTCTTCTCCGACGGAACCTGTTGCTGATACTCCTGTTACTGATAACCCTAAAGATTGAATAGGTGCACTTGTTCCTGTTCCTGCTGACGCTGTTCCGGATACTCCTGTAGGTAACACAACTATAGCTACAGAAACTGTTTCGTTACCTAAACTTGTTGTGCCAGCAGAACCTGTAACAGCGAAAGCTGCTCCAAGGCTGAAACTCACATTTCCTACCGATCCTGTTCCTGCAACTCCTGTTACACTTACTGACCCAGAGGCGGCTACAGTTACACTACCTACCGATCCTGTTCCTGCGACTCCTGTGGGAACGTGAATATTAGAACCCGCTGTGGTAATAGAACCCGCAGCCCCCGTTGCAGCCACTCCTGTTACTTCAACAGGTGCACCTTGGTTCCATGCCCCGGAACCCCAACTTCCTCGTCCCCAACCTGAAAGAAGATCTGACACAGATTACCTCATCAGGCTATTCGTATAATCGCGTTACTCGCATCTGCTGTAGGGAACTGAATCGTAAAAGTCCCTGACGTAGATGTTTTGTTAGAGCTAAAATCTAAGACAGCTACAGCTTTATTGCTATTTGTGCTGTTGTAAATCAACGCACCCATCGCAGTAATCGTGGCTGTAGTAAAGCTAAGATCAGAAAAATCAGTAAACGCCGTTGCAGTGCTAGTAGAACTAGCAACGGATGGAGCAACTTTAGTCAATGTTCCGCCCCCGGTGGCATATGTGCCACTAGAAGCAACCTCACCTGTAGTTGTAAAAGCAGTTGTTCCAAAACCCAAAGTAGCCGTAGTGCTTGATTTACCCCCGCTGCTCTCTGCGTATAAAGCAAGTTTAAATGTGTTGCCATTGGTGGCAAAATTGTGTGTGCCTAACATAAGCTCTTTTTTAAAAGCATTGCACATTGCTTGTGCTATAGCCATATTACAGTCTCCCAATAGCGTCAGCTAGTTGATGTTGACCCGCTTCACGGACCTTCGCGCAAATACTAGCACGTTCTTCTTTTCTCGCCAACTCTATATAATATTGAGCCAAATTTCTAACTCTATCCCTAAAAGCCTCTGCTTGAAGTCTTATCGGGTCCGGAGCCTCATCTGATATGTAGATAAGTTTAGTCGCTAACATATCAGCTATCTGATCATTAGATAAACCTCCGTTGTCCGAAGACACGACATTAACAGTTCCTACAGAACCAAAATTAACTTCAAACATGATCATGTCTCCCAAATATTATAGGGTCTGACTCCACCGGTTCTGGAGGTTTTACATCAGATTGCCTTGTTATCAAAATGTTTCCCTCTTGAATAGTCTGAACCAAAGGGTCTTCTAACCTATGGTATCCATACAATTTTTCATTATCCGGAACATTTGTGTCAAGTAATCCCGAACGATGAGCTATTTCTAATTTGATGCCTTTTGACGCTGCGATAGCGCACCAAAACTCTACGCAAGCTCTACCAGACTCCGCCATGTTTACGTTTTTATACGTAAAATCAATACCGTATAAACATAGTTTTGTGGTTTTTTTCCATATGGCGTACGCAACGGCGTATGCAACAGTGTTGTTAAAATAACAATATCCTGTCGATTTAACGACTTCCTCAAGTGGATATGGTTCTATTTTAGGGAACTTTTTATTAGTTTGACAGGAATATATAGGTTTTTTGTTTTTTGACAAAAACTCTCGTGCAATTCCCGTTTGAGATCCCGCGTTTTCTGTGTCTATGAAACGGGAGACCGGGTCCATCATAAACGTGCGATCAACGTGTATGATAGCTCCAATACAATTTATGCCCCAAACTTCATCGAATGTTTGAGACGCAACTCTTGCAGCGATATAGTCAGCATAACTACCACCCAAGCCAACAATGGCAACTTTCATGTACGGGCCCTTCTTGGTAACCCCTGCCTATTAGCATCATCGTTTTCACGGGCCTCACCAAGATCTTTTAGCCTAACTAAAGACTCAACAAACCTTTCATTGTACATGCTCATTATGTCAGGTTCGCCTTTCATAAAAACATAAGCTTCAATGATACTTCCGTACAAAAGAGCGTTTGGTGCATTTTCACTTAACCAAGTCAATGTAGTGTCCGCAGAGGTAGACACAACAATTCCGGTGGCCCCACTTGTGCCCCCAGTAACTGTCTCTCCAACAGTAAAGTCCCCAGTAGGAAGAGTTATTACAAGCTCTGTAGCAGAGGTGAGAGAGTTTATTGTAGTGCTCTCTCCGCTTGTGACTCCCGTTATCGTCTCACCTGAACTAAAAATCCCTGTAACATTGTTTACCGTTAAGGTAACTTTGCTCTTTGTGAGGCTAATCGGTCTATAGTAATAATGAAGTTCTACGTCAAAATTTGCATTTGGCGTAGGAGATAATATAAAATTGTTTATATCATATATTGCATAATATTTAGGAACCCCCGTGGTAGCGGGGTTTGGATTATACTCTTGTATAAAATTTACATCCTTTTGTAACAAAAACTCTTTAGAACTTGAGTTTGTTAAAGAGAGACTAAAAGAGGCCAAATAATCGTCAGGGACTGCTAAAAACTCATTTCCAGAGGTCATCGACCCAGACACGTTTTTTCTAAAAAACTCAAAGTCCACGGATTTGAAAATGCGTTCTTCTGCTGACAGAATGAACCTATCTAAGTGAGAGACAAAGACAGATTCTTGATTGTCTGTGTAATTTTTTACGGCTGTTTTTAACTGTGTGTATGTATAACTCATGGTGTGTTCGCCTGTCCGCCCATACCACTATGGTTGGTGCAATAGTAATACAGTGTTGGCGCTCCAACAGCAACTGCGATTTGTGTATACGCTCCAGAAGACCCCGGAGTTCCGTTGGTAGTTACACCTGTAGTATACTGTGAACCACCCCCGTGAGTTCCATCTGATGTCGTAGAAAACCTAAGTGGGTGACTAGAGTTACTACTATCTGATTGATCAAACCTGTATGTGCTACCCTCTGATAGATTTATCGTGGCCTGTTGAGATCCATCAATAGCATATTTATTACCATAGGCCGTGCTAACAACGGTAACTGTGTAAGTTGTAGCTATACTCGTGCCTGTGCCAGAGGCTGTAACAGTGCCCACTGAGCCTGTGCCAGAAACACCCGTTATTATTGCTTCTGTTGGTGTTGTGACATCTCCGCCAAAAGTAACCGTGCCTACTTTTCCTTCTGCTTGCGGTATAAGCGCATACTGTAAAGTTGTTGTGTTGAAGATTGGAAAAGATACCGTTACGTTTGTAGTTTCGTTTTCTGATCTATCCGGACGCGGATCTCGTAAAGTTTGAGGGTCAAAAACCTTGCGGAAAGGACCTAACTGTGGATGTTTTCTTTCAAACTCATCTTTTCCAACAAGTAGGCCATTCCACTCTTTACGCATGTCCTTATATCTGTATCTAAGTCCAGAACGATCAGATATGGCGTAAGAGTATTTTCCTGTGGCATATCTAGGCATTAGTTTGTCCTAAAATAAGCGTACTCTGGCGTGACAGTGAAACTAGAACGGTCTCTGTCTTCTCCCATAGCCCTCTCAAACTCTTCTTCATATATTGCTTTTAACATTTGCGTCCGGTTAGGAGCGCGTTTGAGAGACAAATAATAAGCTAAACCTGCGGCTAAACAAGGATAGAACCTAAAAGGGACATCTAATGTGTTTATGGCTGTGTCTGCATCGTCTATACGTGTCAAAGCGTTATAAACAACTACATCCGTGCTATTTTCTGGGGTTGGCCATAAGCGCAGGCTTGGTGTCACTTGTCTGTCTAAGAAAAACTGAGTGGGCCTGCCTGTAGTGGCCTTATTAGGAATGTTTAAGTCGTCATCTCTGCTCACACGAGTTAGGGCAAAGTCAGTGCTACTGCGAGTTACAACAGCACTCAGCACATCAATCACATCCGCAGATAAGGCATATGTCCTTGTTCCTGATGTAAGAGCTTGAGTTCTCTGCGTGATAGTCCATTGGTTTAAGCCACGATTGGCCCATTCTGCCAGCATTATGTTTAAAGACCGTCGGGCCGTAACCAGATCGTAACCGGTCCTCACTTCTAAGCCACAACGCTCAAACGCCTCTTCTACATAATCTGCTACGTTTAGTTCAAAATCAACGCTTCCTGAAACAGCCATTACTTTTCTTTCGCGTACAAGTTATCAAATATTTGATTTACGTCCATTGTATAGTCTAAATCTGATTTTGAATAGTGTATATGCTGAGACGGTAAGAAATCAGGCGCACCCTGTCCTGTTTCAAACCAAGCAGGATGTGTGACTCGGACACGATTATTAGGCAGAGCAACGATGTTACCCGTGTACGGACCAGCATCCAAAAGCTCTAAAACGTGGCTCTGTTTATGCTGCGCCGGGTCATCAGCGATCTCGCTCTCCGTGTAATCCACCGTAAAATAGTATTTAGCCGGATAAAACTCAGGCCCTATTTTGGCGATCCAAGGGC